AAGAAAATACAAAAAATTATAATTAAAAAGACGATTAATAATACACAGGAATGGAAAAAATAACCAAGACTCTACAAAATTCGATTTTTTTATTACAATTACGCTTTTTTTATTGCATTTGGAAAACAAAAGTATTATTATGTAAGTAAGATAATTATCTAAGAAAATTTCGAATAGTCTAAAAACGTTTTTAGGAATAAAAAGGTATAATTACATAATTTTATTGGGATTTTATGACTAAAAATGAGAACGTAAGTTCTGATAGTAGGGGGATGGTATAATTGAAGAAAGATGAGTATTTAAAGATTAACAAATCTAAGTTAGAAACGATACTTAAAGCAGAACCACAAAAATATGAATATATAATAAAATTAATCAATTATAAGTCTGATAATAAAAAAAATAAAAGAGTGTGAAGAGCTCTTTTATTTTTCTTCATTTATTATTTTATAGTAAGCATTATCAATAATTTTCTCTATTGCTTTCCTGTTCTCCTCATCTAAGGAATATAATTTGTGTAAAGCTTGTTCCATTTCTTTGTTTAACTGAGGATTTAAGTCTAGATTATTTTTCCCTAAAAGATAATCAATGGATACCTCAAAAATTTCTGAAAATCTTAATAAATCTTCTTTAACAGGGTCTCTTTTATCTGTTTCTAGCATTGCAATTTTACTCAAAGAACAATTTAATAATTTTGCCAATTCCATTTGTGTTAAACCTTTTTGCTTTCGTAATTCTCTTAATCTATTAGAAAACATAATATCACTCCTTGTCATGTTTATACTACGATTGTATCACTAACAGTGATACAAATAAATCATTTTTTAAAAAACTTCACGAAAAGAGATAAAAAGCCTTGACTATATTCACTTAAAGTGATATTATTAATTTATCACAAATAGTGAAGGCGAGGTGTAACATGAAAGAGTTATCAAAGTTTAGAAAAAATTTAGGATTAACCCAGAAGCAATTAGCTGAAAGAATAGGCATATCTAAGTCTTATTATTCAAAGATAGAAGGAAATTTTAAAAAACCAGGAAGAGGATTTTTGGAGAAATTTAAAAATACATTCCCAAATGAAGATATGAACATTTTTTTTAAACAATAATATCACTTAAAGTGATGTAAGGGGGATTATAAAATGAATAACTTACAAGTAATAGAAAGAAATAACGAAAGAGTTTTAACTACACAGCAACTAGCAGATGTATATGAAACAGATGTAAGAAATATAAGCAACAATTTTAACAATAACAAAGATAGATTTATTGAAGGTAAACATTATTTTTGTCTGCAAGGTGATGATTTAAGGACATTTAAGCGCGATTCATATGATATAGGAATTGCACCTAATGTAAACAAACTTTATCTTTGGACTGAAAGAGGAGCAAACAGACACTGCAAAATATTAGATACTGACAAAGCTTGGGAGCAGTTTGATAACTTAGAAGAAACATATTTCAAAGTTAAGCAACATAAGCCAACTTGTATAGAAGATGTATTAATAGAAAGTTTAAAAGAAATGAAAGATTTAAGACTTCAAGTTAATCAAGCAAATAGCATTGCTTTAGAAGCAAAGACAGAGGTTGAAACAATAAAAGATGTAGTTTCATTAGACTCAAATAGTTGGAGAACAAATACACATCAACTAATTGCAAGAATAGCAAAAAAACAAGGTGGTTTTGAACATATAAATATGCTTAGAACAGAAAGTTATGAATTATTAAATAAGCGATTTGGAGTTGATTTGCATAGAAGATTAATTAATAAAAGAAGAAAAATGGCAGAAGAAGGTGTATCTGAATCTAAAAGAGAGAAAGTTAACAATCTAGATGTAATACAAGATGATAAGAAGCTAATAGAGGGGTATGTGGCTATTGTAAAAGATATGGCTTTAAAATATGGAATATCAAGTGATTTAAGCAAAAATTAGGTTAAATCATGACAGCACTTTGAAAACTAAATACAGAATATTTAATTAATATGAGAAGGAGGTTTGAAAATGAGTGTAGCATTACAGTTTATAGATACAGAAGATTTAGTAAAAGAATTAATGGGACGAGAGGATACAGTAGATTTCATAAAAATGTTTTTAGATAGAGAAGGAATTAAAAGAATGGAGTTAATGACTATAGAAGAATTTTGTGAGTACTTGAAAATATCTGATGTAACAGCTAGAAACATGGCAAGAGAAGCCATGATAACAAAAGATTTTATTGCTTTAAAAATAGGAAGAAAGTACATGATTGATAGAATATCATTTGAAGAATTTATTATGAAAAATGCAATGAAAGATAGAGATGTAATGAAAAAAGAAAGGGGGTGATTTAATTGACTCTAAGATGGTTTTTAAGATTTTGTAAAAAACATAAGAAAGTGCCTACACCACGATTTTATGCAGAGTGTGTAGCTTATATGGAAGAATGTAAACAAAGAGGACTTGAACTTTAAGGGGGATTGAATATGGAAGTAACTAAAAGATTTTTAGAATATAAAATACAGGCTCTAAGCGAGAGGATAGAATTTAAAAAAACAATTGGATATAAGTGTATAGCAGATGAAAAAGAACTAGGAGCATATGAGGATATTTTGCTTATGTTAAATTCAGAAATTGAATCAATAGGGGGGTTGGAAAATGAAAAGTAGACAAGAATTAATCAAAGATATAGAAAGATACAGAAAAGCACAATACTTAATATATTTAGATATAGTACAAAGAGCATGGGCAGATAGAAGTCTTACAGCAGATGAACAAGACAGAATTAAACAAGAAGCATATGCAGAGTACAAAAGGATAGAAAGAGATACAGAAGAAGCAGAAGAACTGCTAATAAGAGAAGAATTTGAAACAGATAGACCTATAGCAGTTCAAATAATGTAGAAAAGAGCCACTGCAATGGCTCAATTCAAATAAATATTAAAAAATTTAATTAAGCTAATTATAGCATAAACGGAGGGAAATTATGAGTACTTTATATGAATTAACTACAGATTTATTAGAAATAGAAGGAGGTTTAACAGAAACAACAGGAAATGAAGCTGAAAAACTAGAGGAAATAAAAGAAATAATAAAACAAGAGATACAAAATAAAAACACTAGGATAGTTTCAGTAATATTAAACATTGACAGTGATATAAACTCTATAGATTCAGAGATTAAAAGATTGCAAGAGTTAAAAAGGGTCAAAAAGAATACTCTTGATAGATTAAAAAGCAATATAAAAGACTGTATGGAATTACTTGGTACTAAAAAAGTAGAAACATTTTTAGGAAATATAAGTATAAGAAAGTCAGCAGGTAGCTTAGTCATAGAAGATGAAGAAAAGATACCTGCTATATATAAAACAGTAGAGCAAGTTGTAAAAGTAGATAAGAATACCATTAAAGATTTTATTAAAAAAGGTCATGAGGTTGAAGGTTGCAGGATTGAATATGGAACTACACTAACAATTCCAAAAGCTAAAAAAGAGTAGGTGAGGACCATGGAAATTAATAATATTTACATTAAATTGATGGATGTAAGAGTTAAATTTAGTAAGTTGAATCTAAAGAAAAGTGGAGAAAATAAGTTCGCTAACTTCAAGTATTTTGAGTTAGCAGACTTTCTACCACAAGCAACTGGATTACTTGAAGAAGCTAAGCTATGCCCTATAGTGACCTTTACAAATGAATATGCAACTCTAACATTAATTAATGGAGAAAACCCATCAGAACAGATTGTATTTACTTCTCCCATGAGAGATTTACAACTTAAAGGTTCTAATGAATTACAAGCACTAGGAGGTATAGAAACCTATCAAACTAGATATTTGTACATTCAGTTACTCAACATAACTGAAAGTGACACTTTTGACGCAACTAGTGGCAAAAATGAAGCTAAAAGTAATTCTAACAATAGAATTTTAACAGATAAACAATTAAGTAGGTTATATGCAATAGCAAGTAATGCAAATGTTAATAAGGAGAGCTTAAAAGAGAAAGTATTTAAGAGATTTGGAAAAGAGATAAAAGATTTAACAAAACAAGAATATGACACAATTTGTAATGCTTATGAAAAGCAAAATCAAGAGTAGGTGATATATTGAATTTTAATAATGAAACATACTTTCACATAAATTTTGACGACCCATTTACAAGAGTACCTAATACAATCCTCGACAATGAAAATCTTTCTTATTCAGCTGTAGGAGTAGTCACTCAAATGTTAAGATTTCAAAGGTCGGGTAGCCATAAAGTGTATGCAAAATCATTAATAAGCTATAGAAAAGATAGTAAGACAAAAGTAAGTAATGCTTTAAAGGAGCTTATGCAGGAAGGTTTTGTTATTAGGACACAAATAAGGGATGAAAAAGGTCAAATGAAAGGTTATAGATATGATATTTTTGATACACCTCAAAATGTAAATTCTGAAAGTGTTGAAACGACTGAATCTCAACCGTGTGCCGTTTTCCCGACTCCGGTAAAACCGGAAGCTGGTAAAACCGAAGTCGGTGAAACCGGAAGCCGGCAAAACCGAGGTCGGGAAATCGGCAACATAAAAGAAAATAGTATTAAAAAGAAAATAGGTTTAAAAGAAAATGATGTTATTACTACTGTTATTGATGAACGATCTGAAAAAAATAAGACTGTCTACATAAAAAAATATTATGAATCTTATATAGGTGTGATTACTCCAAATAATTTTCTTCAACTACTAAGTTATTTAGATGATGGAATGGAAGCTGATGTAATAATAAGAGCTGTTGATGAAGCTGTAGGCAGTGGAGTTAAGAATTATAAGTATGTAAAGACAATATTAAATAATTGGATAGAAGCAGGTGTAAAAACTAATTTAGAACTTACAGAGTATCAAAATGAGTTTGAGAGGAAGAAAAAGAGTAAACAGGAGAAGAAACAGTCTAATAATAAAACTGTGAATACTCATAATGTGAATAAAAATAAGTTTGCTAACTTCAATCAGACTTTCACTCAATATGAAGAAAAAGAGCTAGATGAGATTATTAAAAAGAGTCAGAAGGAAAAATTTAAATAAAATTAAACTTTTAGGAAGTAAATATCAATATATTGCTTCCTGGAAAGGGGAGGTATAAATGGCGAGAATATATGCACAGAAATGTGGGAGTTTAGATATTCAAGATAGATTAGAATTATTGAAATTACTTGGTAAGGCTGGATATACAGTAAGAATAGGTAAGGAGAAACAAAATAGTAAGACAACTTATACTTACTTTGTTGAATACACAGAAGAGCAGGAAGAAAAATAGAAGGGGGCTAGTTAAATGAATACAATAACTTTAGTTGGAAGATTAGTTGCAGATGCTGAACTGAAATATCTTCCAAATTCGGGTACACCTAAAATTTTATTTAGGGTAGCAGTAGATAGAAAATACAAAGATAGGGAAGGCAAAAAGAAAGTTGATTTTATACCTTGTGAACAGTTAGGAAAACATGTAGAAAATCTTGTACAGTATCTTACAAAAGGTAAACAGATATATGCTTTTGGAGAATTAAATATAGATAATTACAAAGATGAAAATGGTTGTTGGAAATCTATTACTAAGGTTAATGTAAATGCTTTAGAATTGCTTTCAAGTAAAGAGGATAGTAATAATCATGAAAAACAACAGGAATATATACCACCAGGATTAGACCCACAAGGTTTTCAAGCAATAGATGATGATGATATACCTTTTTAATTAAGTTAAATAGTCTAGGGAGTAATTATACAATATTACTTCCTAGAAGTTAAAATATTGGAGGGATTAGTGATGATAATAATTAGAAGTCAAGATAGATTAGATTTAATGAGAGTTAACAGAGTTGAAATAGATAGTAGGTATGTATATGCAGTCTTTGAAGGGGAATCAAATGTTAGAGAAATAGGTAGGTATAAATCAGAAGAAAGAGCTATTGAAGTATTAAACATGATACAGAATGCTGTTATTGCAGGAACTAAGTTTGACATTATAAATAAAGACGGGGTTAGATACTGCAAAGAAAAAGTGTTTGAAATGCCAGTTGAATAAGGAGGGGGCGAAGATATGGCTAAAATTTGGATGGACGCAGGAGAATTGTTAGAAAAAACTATTGATATAGAAGATATGTTTGGATGTAATCTAAGTAAAATGAGAAATAAAAGTAAACAAAAAGGTTTAGTTGGTAGAACAAATTCTAAAGGTCAAGGAAGAAAAAGTAAGAAAGTAGAGTGTACTAACATTATTACTGGAGAGAGTAAAATATTTGTCAGTGCTGTCGAAGCAAGTAAATATTTATATTTTACAGAACTTCATATTACTCGTCTAGCAAGAACAGGAAAGACTACTAAAAATGGTTGGAAAGTTAGATATATTGAAGAGGTGACAGATGGTATTAGCAAATGTGGAGCAAGTAATTAAATTAGCTGAAAAGATATTAAATAAGAAAAAGTGTTCTGTTAATAAAGCTATTGATATAGCTATAAAAATATTGAGTAGATATGAGTATGAGGGGATGTTAGAAAAATGAAATTAAAAGATATTGTAAAACTTGGAGAAAAGTATTGTTATTGTCCTCATTGTGGTAATGACAAAATTGGAAACAATGAAGGAAAATTGATAGTTGAAGAACACACATATTATAGAGAATGTTCTTGTGGATTTAGTATATTGATTGATGATAGAAAGGATGAGATATAATGAACATCTTGGCTAGTGTGCTACTGATAGGAATTAGTTTTGTTGTTGGTAGGGTTTATGAGTATAGATTGAATCTGAAAGAGTGTGAAAATTGTGATAACAAAAGGGGGGTATAAGAATGGATGATAGATTGGAGATTTGCAAAAAAATGTTTCCTATCATTACTAAAAATACTAGATTGCTTTGTCATTATTGTGATGGTAGAAATATTTGCAGTTATGATGAAGAAAAAGCTCATGAATTATTGAGAAATGAAGAGGGTGCTAAAAATGACTAATTTTGAAATGATAAAATATCTAATTAAAACAGTTTAGAGGAGGAATAGATTATGGAATATAAAGAATATGAAGATTTAAAAAATAGAGTAGAAAGTTATGAGGATTTACAAGGTAGTGCAGAGTTTGCAGGGAGAGTTATAGAAAATCTTGAGGATATAGATTGCCCTATAAGAATAGGATTTAAATTTCCTAGCAAAGAGGATTACAAAAATATAGAACTTGATATAGCTGCTAAAGATTCAAATTCAATTTTTATAAGAACAGAGTTAGCAAAAGCATTTAAAGAGATTTTATCTAAATATGAAATGGATATGGAAAATATCTAATTAAAACAGTTTAGAGAGTTGCAAAATGTCTTTTAATATAAATTATTGTTGAAGTGTTTTGTGACTCTCAAAAATGAAATAAAGGAGGCGTTGTATTGCTTACATTTTTAGATTTATTCGCAGGGATAGGTGGCTTTAGGCTAGGGATGGAAAAAGCAGGACATAAATGTTTGGGACATTGCGAATATGATAAATTCGCAAATTTAAGTTATAATGCCATGCACAAACCGAAGGAGGATGAATGGTTTGAAAGAGATATTAGAGAAATTAGAACAGAAAATATCCCAAGAGCAGATGTCTGGTGTTTTGGATTCCCATGTCAAGACATTTCTGTTGCAGGGAAACAATTTGGATTCAGAGGAGAACGTTCAAGTTTATTTTTTACAGTTACAAAACTTATTAGAGAACTCAAAGAAGAAGATAGACCCAAGTATTTACTTATTGAAAACGTTAAAAATCTACTTAGTGTTAATGGAGGATTTGATTTCCTCAAAGTTCTCGTTGAACTGGATGAAATCGGCTATGATGCAGAGTGGCAAGTTCTTAATTCTAAAAACTTCGGAGTACCCCAAAATAGAGAACGAATATTCATTGTTGGACATTTTAGAGGACGAAGTACACGAAAAGTATTTCCTATCGAAAGAAAAAGTGGAAAAAATCTTGAGCAACTAAATAATCCAACTCATAGTACAAATAGAATTTATGATGCAGTTGGAGTTGCTAGATGTATTAGAAGTCAGGCAGGAGGTGGAGGTGCTAAAACAGGTCTATACTTTATAGACTTAAATAAAAACTCTAAAGTAACAATAAATGCTAGATGCCTTAAAGCAAAATATAATGCAGGTGTGACAAATAGAAATTGTGATAATAGTGGAGTTTTAGTTAATGCAGTTTTAACGCCCGATAGGGTAAATAAAAGACAAAATGGTCGTAGAATTAAAGAAAGCGGAGAACCAATGTTCACATTGACAGCTCAAGATAAACATGGAATTTTGAAAAATGGAGATATAAGAAGGTTAACACCAAAGGAATGCTTTAGGTTGCAAGGATTTCCGGATAAATATTACGAAAGAGCAGCAAGTGTATGCTCAGATAGTCAACTGTACAAGCAAGCAGGAAATGCTGTTACTGCAAATGTTGTATATGAAATAGCAAAAAGAATGGGCTAAAAGTTGCAAAATGTCTTTTAGTATGAATATTTTTGAAGTGTTTTGTGACTCTCAAAAATGAAAATAGAGAGGGGAAATTATGAAAGGATATATGTATAGCATAAATAAAGAATTTTTTAATTTAGTTTTTATAAATGATACTGGAGAAAAACATAATTGGTATGAAGATAAATGGTCACATTACATTATATTACATAGAGTTTTGAATTTTATGAAGAGTAGAGGTTTTGAAGTTGGTAGAGATTTAGAAGTTGGTAAATGTGTCAGAAAAAATTATTGGTATGGAAAAAAAGGAGATTTAGAATTTAAAGCAGGAAGGTATCCGAGAGGGTTTTCAATAGAATTTTTTCAAAATATAAATTTTGAAAATAAAAATGGTGGCTATTATGATTTTAATAAATTTGAAATGGCTACATATTTAGTGAGACTTATGTATTTAAATGAAACTAAAAAAATAGAAAACTTTATTAAAAAAATAGTTATTGATGTTAAGTGTGCTACTGAAAAAGAGTATAAATTAGCAGTTGATAAAATTAAAAATAGATATGTAGAATCGTGGCATCATATACAAGAAGATATGAATTTTGATTTGAAAAGTTTAGATAGGACTACATGTGAAAGTTACAATAATACTGATAGAGACGGAAAAACCATTTTTAATGGAGATATTAAATACTTTAGAGATAGAGGTAGACTTAAGAGAGGAAAAGTATATCATAATATAAATAATATGTGGTGGGTGATTTTGAATGATACAGAATATACAAACATAGCTGATTTTAATTTATTTGATGCAAAAGAGGAAGATTTTAAGATTAGAAGAAAAGTAGAAGATAGAAAACCAAAAACATATGTAGAGAAAATGAAAAATATTAAATCTTATAGCAGTAAAGAACTTATAAAAGAGTTGAGAAATCGAGGATTTAAAAAAATATAAGGGGTGGAATTATGATAATACACAAATTTATAATACATGTTTTAGATAAGAATAGCGACACACCAATACTAAATGATTTTGAAGGTAGAGTTAGTCAAGATATTGAAGCTTTTTTTCAAAAGAAAATAAGCAAAGTATCAAGAGATAATGACATCAGAACAGCAGTATTTAATGACTATAGTAACAATCTAATTAAGAAGTGTTGTGAACAAATTATTTATGATGAAAGTTCATTTTTAAATAACTCTAAAGAGATTGCAGCTTATTTATTTGATGTTATGAAATTGAATGCTATATTAGAATCTTGCGACTTAGCAATTTGCTTATACTCTCAAAAAGATGAAAAGAAAGTTGCTATATTAAAGCTTGATTACAATAATTCGTATACTCATTCTATTAGCTTTGAAGATGATAAATTTAATATACAAATGTCTAAGAATGAAATTAATATACAAGAGACTAAGACGGTTAAAATTGCTGCTTTGGTTGGATTGAGTGGAATGAATGACGAATATCATCTAAAAGTATTGGATAAGGATGCAGAGAAGGAAGAAGCTAATTCTAAGTTTGTTACAGAGTTTCTAAATGCTACTAGAGTGAAAGATGATAAGTATAGGACTAAAAAGTTTAAAGATACAGTTGAAAATTGGATAACTAATGTTCTTGGAAATGATATAAAACAAGCTGAGGACATAAGAAGTATATTAAATTATACTTTGAAAGAAAAGCATGAAATTGATATAAAAGATTTTGTTGATAAATCAATTAAAGATGATGAGTTAAAAAATAGTTTTAAAGAACATATGGAAGAAAAGGGTCTTGATGAAAGTTTTAGCATAGATAAAAAATGGGTTGAAAAAAAGCTTAAAAAGAGAAATATAAAAACTGACAATGGTTTTGAAATAAAAGGTAACTTAACTGATTTTGAGGACCCAATGAAATATACAGTAAGACAAAATCAAAATGGGTCTATAGATATAATTATTAAGAATGTTAATTCTATAATGAAAAATAAGGGGGCTACAATGGAAAATAAAGATAATTTTGTATTAAATAAGCTTGGACCAGCAAGTAAAGTAATGAAAAAAGTTGAAATAGATGAAAAAGAAATTAAGAGTTATCTAAAAGAACTAAAAGAATGTGAAGAAGTAAAAGTTTTTATTATTAGAAAAGATGGAATTGAAATTCCAATAGTTTTCAAAGATGGAAATATGAACGAATGGTTAAGAAAAGAAATTGAGATAAGTTTTGATAGATTTAAGGATGAAATTGCTCAAGTTAAAAAAGCATTGATTAAAGTTACAGGAGAGAATTAAGAAGTTAGAAGGTGCTCATATGACTAATAAAGAAATGTGCAAGTCAAATAATCTTGATGAAAGAGAAGTGTGTAAGGAATTTGGAAAAGAGATTTGTGGTAGTTGTATAAATGATAGGGTAGATTGCGAAAGCAAAGATTGTGATATAGCATATGAAAATTGGCTAGAGAAGAATACAGAAAGATAATTATAAAAATAAAGTCAAGGTAAGTTTGTGAATGAAACTAGAATGTTATAGACTTACTTTGACTTATAAAAAAGGAGTGTATTAAATGGCTAATATATATTGCGAAAATTATAATTGTAAAAACTACTTTGAAGATATGTGTATGCTTGAAAGAATTGAAATTAATAACCTGAAAGTGTGTGAAAGTTACATTGAAGGTAAAAATGAGCTATATAAATTAGAAAACGGATATACTATACATCCTAAAGATTTGAAAATGGTGAAAAGTAAAGATTATTCTGTTGAAGTTACTCATATTCCAACTGGTATTACAGTAAAATGCCGTTCTACAAATAGTATTTTAAAAAATAAAAATAAGTGTTTGGAAGTTCTAGAAGAAGAATTAATAAAAAACTCTCACTTAGAGCTAGAAGATTTACGCTAAATAGGAAGTGATTTTATGAAACGAAGAAGATGCAGTTGGTGTGGCAAGTTATTTTATTTTAAGGAAAAATCTAAGGAGATTTATTGTTGTAAGGAATGTAGAAAGAAGGCTAAGAAGGTGAAAAAATGAAAGTTTTTCTTGTAATAGATGGGGAACCAGTTGGCAAAGAAAGACCTAGATTTAATTTGGCTACTAAAAGGACCTATACACCTAATAAGACTAGAGATTATGAGGAACTAATAAGATGGTTATATCAATCTAAAGTTAAGTATTATTTTACAGGTTATATAAAAATGACTTTAAGATGTTATTATTCTATAGCTAAAAGTAACAGTAAAAAGGTTAAAGAGCAGAAAAGAAATAATGTGTTAAGACCTAGTAAGAAACCCGATATTGACAATGTGGTAAAGATTATAGCTGATTCACTCAATGAGATAGCTTATAAGGATGATACACAGATTGTTGAGGTTGTAGCTAGTAAATATTACAGTGATAAACCAAGAGTTGAGGTTATATTAGAAGATGTTATCTAACCAACGGAAAAATCCGTTCGTTAAATTATGCCCTTAGTTTTTCATAAAAATGTGAAAAAGCTAAATAAAGAATATATCAAACGACAAAGGAGAGATAAATTATGAATGAAAATATAAATAAAGAAATAACAGTACTTGGAACTTTAGAAATCGAGGGAATGAAATTTCATAACATTGAGGGTGGATTTGGAGAACATAAGAAAGCAATGCTAGTAAAAGATATAGCCGAGATACATAATAGAGAATCTAGACAGATTAATGAGCTTATAAATAAGAATAGAAAAAGATTTAAAGATGGAAAAGATATATTAGATTTGTTAGGTGTCGGTTTGGACGATACCAAAATAAAAGAATTAGGATTTACTCAACAATCAATTAATTCTTATAGAGGGTTAAAAAACAAAGGGTTATTATCTGGGATTTATATATTATCTGAAAGAGGTTATGCAAAATTATTAAAAATATTAGAAGATGATATAGCTTGGGAATTATATGAGAAGTTAGTTGATGGATATTTCTCTATGAGAAAAGAACTAAATAATCCTCTTTTAAGTGCATCAAAGGAGTTACAGGCTATATTTATGCTAGATAAGAAACAAGAAGTCTTAGAAACTAAAATAGAGAATGTTAATGAGAAATTAGAGAACTTTATGGATGATGCACCACTATTCAATATTGAATGTGAAAGTATTGTAAAAGAAGTTAAGAAGGTAGCAACAAAATCACTAGGAGGTCATGGAAGTAAGGCTTATAAAAATAAATCTTTAAGAGGTAAAGTATACAATGATATATACCATCAGATTAAACGAGAGTTTGGAGTAGATAGTTATAAGGCTATAAAGCGTTGTCAATTAAATAAAGTATTAGAGATTGTAAACAATTATAAGTTACCTATAGTGTTTGAAGAAGAAATAAGACTTTTAAATAGTCAATTATCAATAGTAAGTTAAATTTATTCAAAAAAAAGGAAAAGGAGTGCTTTCACACTCCACTTGTCAAAAATATAAAACTTTTATCCAAGATTATTATAACATAAACAGGAGTGTGGAAGTATGGATAATAATATCAATAAAAAAGAACTATTTAAAAAAGTAGAAGGTAGATTACATCATTATAAATTTTTAAGTGCAGAAATTAAGAATCTTGAATTAGATATAGAAAGTAGAGAAAATGAGATATTTGGGTGTAAGGCTGTTGGATATGATGAAAAAGTAAGTCCAACATATGCTTTTAATTCAACTGTTGAGAATGAGATTATAAAAAAAGAAAGAGATATTACTAGATTGAAAAAACTGAAAAAAGATAAAGAAATAGAAAAGAAGAAAATAGAAAATGCACTTACATGCTTAGATATAAGAGAAGAACATTTTTTTAAACTGTTTTATAATAGTAGAATGAAAAATAGTATGGTTTATATATCCTTAGAGATGAACTCAGATAGGAAAACATGTAGATGTGTAAGGGAAAGATTAGTGTATAAAGTTATGGATATGCTTTATCCAAGAATTAAGGAAAATGAACTCCCATTATTTAAAAATTAGAAAATTCCCCAGTTTTTCCCCAGAAATTCCCACTTTATTCCCTACTTTCTCCCCTTTTTGATTAAAAAAGCATGAGATAATAGTATTGTGGAAATAAAGATTTCCCTCTCAAAACTTAATATTTGACTAGGGTATAAGGGATTGCCCTAGTCACTACGAACAGACTAGGCAGGGCGTGAGGACGCTGTTAGTTCAATTCTAACTATGTTCAAATATTAATCAACGTATACACTAAAAGTAGAGAAATTGAGGGCAAAATTTTATATTTTGTATCTTAATTCAGAAGTCTAAAAATCGGGTGGGGCTTGGTAACCTCACTCACCATGCAGGTACTGGTGTCTAGTCTAAGTTCGATTCTTAGAACCTGCGACATAATATATGTATCTCCCTACTAAAAATGCTAAGTTTACTCCAAACTTAGCATTTTAATTTTTAAAAAGAAAAAAGAAATTTTTATTGTCATAATACTATTTGTTTAGGTATATTATAATGTGCATACTTAAAATTAAATACTTAGCAAGCATTTGAATTAATATACATAAGATATATGACATAATTTTTTATAGTGTAAGTTATTTAAATTAATTATAAATAACAGTAATTTTATTATATAAAATGTACATATTGTGAATAATAATAATAAAATCATGTACAAAATGCCAACTGATAATTCCTCGAAATATATTGCATATTTAACGTAACGTCAGTATAATTAAATTATAATAGTGAAGTGGAAGGTGGTACTTATGGCTACAAAAAGTATTTTAAAAAATGTAGATGTAAGAAAAAAGGCATTTGGAAGAAATCTAGTATCAGCTCTAGAAAATGCTAAAAATAAACAAGAAAAAGAAGTTGTATTAAGTAAAAAATGTTCAGAAGTACCAAAAGATAAAATAAAGGATATATTTGGGAGATTTTAATGAGTGGCTATTTAATTGTAAACTTAAGTAATATGCTGGGAGAACTGGAGGAAGAAGAAGTTAAAAAAATTCTCTCCAGTTTTTCTTGTCCTCTTAATAAAGATGTAGAAGACTTTTTAAAAAACAAAGCTATTGAATTTTCTAAACAAGGTTTGGCTAGTACACATTTAGTGCTAACTTCTTATAAAGGCAAGCCTGTTATAGTTGGATATTTCACTCTAGCTAATAAGTATTTTACAATAAAAAGAAAAACATTATCAAACTCTTTAGCTAGGAAAATAGTGAAGTTTGGACAATACAATGAAGAACTAAGAAGATATATTATTGGAGCACCTTTGATAGGGCAAATAGGAAAGAATTATTCAAATAATTATAATAAATTAATCAAGGGTGATGAACTTCTAAAAATTGCATGTGACAAGATAAAAGCAGTACAGTTAGATATGGGTGGGAAAATAGTGTACCTTGAATGTGAAGATAAACCTAAATTAATTGAATTTTATAAGGATAATGGATTTGTAGACTTTGGAAAAAGAAGCCTTGATAAAGACGAAACAGATTCGTTAGATGGGGACTATTTAGTTCAAATGTTGAAATATCTAAAAAAATAAAAGTACATAAAATCTAAAATGACTATCTTGATAGATGGTCTTTTTTTATACAATAAATTAAAAGGAGAATGAAATTATGGAGATTAATAAAAACACACAAGATGTAGTATCAGAAAGAAAAAATTCCCTAGATTCTGAATTCAAGATACCTGCAAGTGGTGTGTGTTATATGGCTGAGTTTATAAAGGAATCTAGGGAAATCATAAAAGAATTAGATAAACATTTTGAAAGTTGTCTAGATGTTTTATCTAAGGCAAGACTCTAAATATTTTGAATATGCTGAATCAAGCATGGTTTGCCAATCTGGGAAATCAGTATTTTTAACTATAAATAAATCAAATTCATTATCAGGAATAGCTAAAAAGTCTTCTTCTGAATTGACTATGTAATTACCAAATGCAAGTAGTTCATCAAAAGAATCAAAATTAGTGTGTTGGTTCATAAATTTCTTGCTAAGAATTATTGTGCGAATCTTATCAAAGTCAGGTTTTAAATTTTGTTCCATTCTTTCAATTTTCTTTTGAAATTGCTTTAAATTTCTAATGTCAATATTTTTACTCATAAGAACACCTCCTTTCAATAGAATATTAGCATAAAATTGTGGTGAATTCTGCTATTGTCGAACGATTGTTGAAGGATATTGTATAATAACATAGAATTTACTATACTATAAGGAGGTGATTATGTGGGATTTGAGATAAGTGGTAATTTGAATTTTGACAGTGTTATTGATGATTTAAAAAAAGAAGTTGAAAATAACCCTACTATATTTACATCACAAAATGTTGGAAATAAGTTCAAAGAAAAATGTAAAATATGCGAAAAAATATCTGAATTTGAAATACTAGAAGATGGTAAAGTTAAATGTTTAGAATGTGGGACTGAATTTGAATTGAATCTTAAAGTAGAGTAAACAAAAAAAGAATCTCAATTATGAGGTTCTTTTTTTTATTCCCAAAACGACAAACAAACGAGGTGGTGGTGTGCAAGATGTGAAAGAAAAAGTAAAACAAGATTACCTAAAAGGTATGAAACAAAAGGAAATATCAGCAAAGTATGACATTAGTTTAAATACTTTAAAGTCATGGATAAAAAGATACAATTGGGCTAATGAGAAAAAGAAGGGTGCACCTAAAAATAAAAGAGGTGCACCCATAGGTAATAAAAATGCCACTGGTCCTCCTGGAAATAAGAATGCTGAAAAATTTGGTTTCTTCTCAAAATACTTACCTGAAGAAACCCAAGACTTAATTAATGAGATAAAGGATAAAGATAAATTTGATATTCTTTGGGAACAGATAACAATACAATATGCAGCAATAATAAGAGCACAAAAGATAATGTATGTTAAAGACAAGGAAGAAATGATTAAGGAATTAAAGAAATATGAAAGCACAGAAAATGGTGAGAAGATAGAGTATGAATTTCAATTTGCATGGGATAGGCAAGCATCTTTTCTTAATGCACAGAGTAGAGCTATGAGTGAACTTAGAAGTTTAATTAAGCAGTATGATGAGATGATTCATAAGGATTGGAATTTGGCTACAGAGGAGCAGAAAACAAGAGTTGAGAAGTTGAAATGTGAAGTTGATAACCTAAGTAAAGATGATATTGGAGATGATGAGTTGAAAATAAGTGTAGATTATGGTGATAGAAATGATAGTTAGAGTAAATTTTAATCCAGATTTCAAGGAAGCCAATTTTACTAAAAAAAGATACAGAGCAATGAAAGGTTCAGCAGGGAGTGGAAAATCTGTTAATGTAGCACAAGACTATATACTAAAGTTAGGAGATAAGAAGTATCAAGGAGCTAATCTATTAGTAGTTAGAAAGTCAGAAGCTACACATAAGTATTCAACGTATGCAGAGCTTACAGGAGCTATAAATCGTATTTATGGTAAACAAGCTGATAAGTATTGGAAAACTACTTTAAATCCTTTAGAAATTAAGAGTAAAGTTACTGGTAACTCTATAATTTTCAGAGGAGTTAATGATGCAAAACAAAGAGAAAAATTAAAATCAATTAACTTCTCGAAAGGAAAATTAACATGGGTTTGGTGTGAAGAAGCTACAGAACTTATGGAAAGTGACATAGACATACTAGATGACCGTTTAAGAGGTATTTTAACTAATCCTAACCTATACTATCAAATGACATTTACATTTAATCCAGTCTCAGCTACTCATTGGATAAAAAGAAAGTATTTTGACTATAAAAATGATGATATATTTACTCATCATAGTACTTATCTACAAAATAGATTCATAGATGAGGCTTACTACAGAAGAATGCAAATGAGAAAAGAGCAAGACCCAGAAGGGTACAAAGTCTATGGTCTTGGAGAATGGGGAGAAACTGGTGGAGCAATACTTAAAAATTATGTTATACATGAATTTCCTACAGGATTTGAATACTTTGATAATATGAGACTGTCACAAGACTTTGGCTTTAATCATGCAAATGCAATACTCAGAATTGGTTTTAAGGATGGAGAATTATATATATGTAATGAAATATATGTACATGAGATGGATACATCTGAAATAATAAAGATTGCAAATAATAAAGGTTTAGAAAAGAATCTATTTATGTACTGTGATAGTGCTGAACCAGATAGAATTAAGATGTGGAAGAGTGCGGGATATAAAGCTAAAGGAGTTAAAAAAGGACCAGGAAGTGTTAAAGCTCAAATAGATTATTTAAAACAGTTAAGAATACATGTACATCCTAGTTGTACCAATACAATAAAAGAGATTCAACAATGGAAATGGAAACAAGATGAAAGAACAGGGTTATACCTTGATGAACCAGTTGAATTTATGGATGATGCAATGGCAGCTCTTAGATATTCTATAGATAATAAGCTTAAAAATAATGGGGTTAGAATACTTACTCCAAATGGAAGAAGGTGATAAATTGGAACTAGATGTAATAAAAAAGTTAATTGAACAAACTAATAGTAAACATAGTAACTTTGTTAAAAAAGCTGATGAAGCTGAAAAATACTATAAAAATGAAAATGACATTATAAGGGATAGAAGCCCTAATAATGTTGGCAAAGTAAATACAGCCAATAATCCACTAAGAAATGCAGATAATAGAATACCATTTAATTGGTTTGGTTTTTTAGTGAATCAAAAAATATCATATCTGTTTACTTATCCTCCTACATTTGATGTTGGAGATGATGGTATAAGTTCAAAAATAACTGATATTTTAGGCGATAGATACCCAAAAGAAGCCAAAACACTTGGTAAAAATGCTAGTATATGCTCTAAAGCATGGTTACATGTTTGGGAGGATGATAACAATGACTTCCAATATACTAATATAGACCCTCGCCAAATAAGAGCAGTATATTCATCAGATTTAAACAGAAAGCTTCTTGCAATACTTAGAGAATATAAAAAAACTGATGATAAAGGAAAAGAATATGTAATTTATGAGTATTGGACAGATGAATGTTGTTATACTTATCAAAATAAAGATGGAAATAGTAATATCAATAGATTGGAGATACTTAATAAATTTATAGAGAAAAATTTAGATAATAAACTTGAAACTCAAACTAATGTATATAAACACAATTTTGGAGAAGTTCCATTTATCGAATTTCTAAACAATGATTTAGAGGTAAGAGATTTAGATAATGTTAAACACCTCATTGATGTATATGACAAAGTTTATAGCGGTTTTGTGAATGATATTGAAGATATACAAGAAGTTATTTTTGTTCTTACAAACTATGGAGGTGCAGACTTAACAGAGTTCTTAAAAGGACTTAAAGAATATAAAACTATTGATTTACAAAGTAGTGGTGCAGATGATAAGAGTGGGTTAAGTACAATTACAATAAATATTCCAATTGAAGCTCGAGATTCACTTCTTAAAACAACTGAAAAGCAAATATATGTACAAGGTCAAGGAGTTGACCCTAAACCCGAAAATTTTGCCAATACAAGTGGTGTAGCACTCAAATTCTTGTACACTTTGTTAGAATTAAAAGCAGGACTTATGGAAACAGAGTTTAGATTAGGGTTTGCTAAACTAGTAAGAATGATATGCAGACATTTAGGATATTCGCCTAAAAGAGTTTTACAAACTTGGACTAGGAATATGATTCAAAATGATTTAGAACTAGCTGAGATATGCTCTAAGAGTGTTGGAATAATATCAGAAAAGACTAATTTAAAAAATCATCCGCTTGTAGATAATGCAGAGGAAGAAGAAAAACAGATTAAAAAAGAAAAGGAAGATAGCAATCAAGAATACAATAATGTAATTCCTAACAATCAAGATGGTGTTATAGATGAAACATAAAGATTATTGGAGGAAGAGATTTGAACAATTAGAAGAAGCTCAAAACAACAAAAGTGTAAAATATTATCTTGAATTAGAAAAGCAATATAAACTAGCTATGAATAGTATAGAAAAAGATATATTAGCATGGTACAACAGATTTGCTGAAAGTGAAGGAATATCTTTATTAGAAGCTAAGAAACTACTAAATACAAGAGAATTAGAAGAGTTTAAATGGGGTGTAGAAGAATATATTAAATATGGTAAAGAAAATGCTATAAATCAAAAGTGGATGAAAGAGTTAGAAAATGCTAGTGCAAGAGTTCATATAACAAGGCTTGAAGCTTTAAAGTTACAAATACAGCAACAAGTAGAAGTTTTATATGGAAATGAACTTGATGGTATTGATAAACTAATGAGAGATATTTATACAAGTGGATACTATCATACAGCTTTTAATGTTCAACAAGGAGTAAACGTTGGTTGGAGTTTAATGAGTCTTGATATTAATAGAATAAATAAAATTATCTCTAAACCATGGGCAACAGATGGATTAAACTTTAGTGAAAGAATTTGGGGTAAGCATAGACCTACTTTAGTAAATGAACTATATACTAAACTGACACAATCAATTATTAGGGGTGAGAATCCAAAGAACCTAGTAAATGACTTTGCTAAGAGATTTAATGTGTCTAAATCTCAAGCTAAGAATTTAATAATGACTGAATCAGCTTTCTTTGCATCAGCAAGTAGAAAAGATTGTTTCAATGATTTAGATGTAGAGAAATATGAGATTATTGCTACATTAGATTTAAGAACTTCAAATATATGTAGAGAGCTAGATGGAAAAGTATTTGATATGAAAGATTATCAAGTTGGAGTTACAGCTCCACCATTTCATTGTCGTTGTAGGACAACAACAGCTCCTTTTTTTAGTGATGAAGAAGGCTATAGAGCAGCAAGAGGAGAAGATGGAAAAACATATTATGTACCATCTAGTATGAAGTATAAAGAATGGTATGAGAAATATATTAATAAAAACATTAAGTTATCAGATAATGAACAACTTGCAATTAATAAATATGTAAGTAGTGATTCTTATAAAATTAATGAGAAACTTAGAAGAGGGTTATCATTAACAAGTGAAGATAAAAATTTTATAAGTAACTTAGATAGTGCATTAGATAAGATGCCTAATTATAAGGGAAATGTGAATAGGTCCTTGTATTTCTTTAATGAAAAAGAAAAAATAGACTTTTTAAATAAACATCAAATAGGTAAGGAAATAGTATATAATGAATATATATCTACATCCAGTAGAGGGGAATACAATCCAAGCGGTCAAGTTGAATTAAATATTATAAGCACAAATGGCAAGGATATAAGAAAATATAATCCTCAAGAAGCAGAGATTTTATTTAAAAGGAATAGTAAATTTATAACTACTGATAATTTTGAATATGATGGCAAACATTATATAACAATGAAAGAGGTGTAATATGAAAAAGGATAATGAAAAATTATTTTCAGCACCAAGATGGACAGAAATACCACAAGCTAAAGTGGTAGGGGAAAGAACATTAACAGAAGAAGAAGTGAAAGAAGCGCAAGAAATTAGAAAAAAAATAATTAAAAGAAAGATTAATAATAAAGGATAGAAGCACTTGCTAAATGATAAATTAGTAGGTGCTTTTATTATGTAAAAATTTATTGAGAGGGTGATTTGAAATGATTAAATTATATATTTTATCAATAATTGTATTTTGTACAGGGCTTTATTTATTTAAAATGAAGATTGATAGTAATGAGGAATTGATTAAGATTCTTAAAAATAAAAAAGTAAGAAGAAAGTGTAATTTTATTTTTATGGCTTTATTTCCACTACTTAATTTTATTTTAGGTGTGATATTTATCATATCTTCTTTACTAGTTAGCAATGAAGATATAATTAAAAATTTAAAGGGGGATAAGTAATATGGCTAAATTTGTGAAGAAACCAGTTGAAGTAGAAGCTTTTAAACTAGGTTATGATGTAGAACCGAAATGGTTTATTGAGAATGATAGAGTTTGTAATTTTATGCAAGAAAAATGTATTAATGGTCATATAAGTTGTGATTTAAAGACACTAGAAGGTACTATGAGAGCTAATAAAGGGGATTACATTATACAAGGTGTAAAAGGAGAAATATATCCATGTAAAGCAGATATATTTGAAATGACTTATGAGAAAGTTGAATATAGAGAAAAAAATAAATTATCAACAGAGATGACTTTAGATTCAACAAACTTTCAAGAAAATATTAAAAAAGCTAGAAAAGAATTAGATTTATTTATACAAACTTTAGAAAAAGCAGATGATAAAATTAATAAACTAGCAGAAAAAATGAATAAATGTGATTGTAAAGTTGATATAGATAAGATTGTAAAACAGTTAGTGGAACACCTAAGAGAAGGTATTGAATAAGTTTTGGGGGATGGAAATATGTTTAAAAAGAAATATATTAAAAAGCCAAGCAAAATAAGTGTTAGAAATATTATAGCATTTATTATTACAGTTATTGGTATAGCTTTAGGTGTTTTTATAGGTATCAACATAATTATGGCTCATGTTTTAGGTATAGCTAACATGGTAGATAATAATACTTTCACATGTGTTAGATTAGTTTATAACTTAGTAGGGGTTATAAGTGGGTATTTGATAGGAAAAGCAATATACCTTATAGCTTCACTAATAAGCTATATTATTTATGAATAATTTGTTTAAAGGTTTTTTATTAGGTAAAAAACAAAAGGAGGGTTGTATTATTGAAAGAGTATGTAATTTGGTTTAAGAGTGGAAATTGTGTATCTGGAATAACAGACGAATATGTTGCTGATAAGCTAATGAAAGATTTTATTGAAGCTGACTCAGATTGTAGGAACTTGAAAGGATATTTAGATGAAGATGGAACAACAATAATAGATTTATCACAAATAGAAGCTATATCAATAAATAATTGTAGTGAGAATAATAATATTGGTTTTAGTAAGTCCTAGATAGGGCTTTTTTATTATGTAAAAAATGAAAGGAGAATTAAATAAAATGAAAAAAGGTGAATTAATTGCATTAGGGCTTAGTGAAGAAGATGCAAAAAAAGTAGAAGCTGAATCATTAAAAGAATTAGAAAATTATATTAATAAAATTGAGTATGAAAAGGTAAAAGAAGAATTAAAAGCATCAAAAGAAGCAATTGAAGGTTTTAAGGATGGAATGACAAAAGAGCAGATTGAAGAGCTTAAAAAAGGCTATGAGACTAAATTAACTGCAAAAGATGAAGAATATCAAAAGAAATTAAAGGAAAAAGAACAAAAAGAGTTTGATATGGCATTAGAAAATGAACTTATTAAACTTAATGTTCATAGCACTAAAGCAGCAAAAGCAGAACTTGATTTAGAAAAAATAAAATATGAGAATGGTGCTTTTACAGGACTAAAGGAACAGACTGATACTTGGTCAACTCAAAAATCTTTTTTAATAAAAACAGGAGAAACTAAGATAAATTACAACCCTGATAATGGCAAAAAAAATACATTAAGTAGAGCTGAAAATATTGCTAAAGAAAAGAATGAGGAAGGTTCTAAAAATCCATATGCTGACGCATGGAGTATAAAATAAAAAGGAGGATAAAGTATGTATTTTAAAGAGGTAAATTTTGATAACACACCCGAGTTTTTAGCTTCTCAACACTATATTAACTTTTCAAAAACAGCATTAGATACAGATGTAGTGGCTGATGAAAATGGAAAGAAATATGTGTTAGCAGGTAGTTTATTAGGTGAGAGTGGCAAAGTAGTAAAGATAACTAGAGGAGGTTCTTCGGGTAGTTATACATACACATTATCAGAAGACCCTGTAGGAATAGTTTTTTCAACTGTAGATGTTACTTATGGACCACAACCAGTTGCATCAATGGTGGAAGGGTATGTAATAACTGAAAGATTGCAAGGTGAGTATGTAAAAGAAGCTATAGACACTATAAAGACGAAATTACCAAATATTAAATTTATGTAGGAGGATGAAATATGGCAAGAGTAGAAGAATTATTGTCAGTTCAAGAGCTGATAAACTATACAAAGACTAGAAAATTAAAAGAAACAATGGGAGATTTATTATTTCCAACTCAAAAGATAGAAGGACTTGAAATAAAGATGATAAAAGGTGCATCTAATCTTCCAGTATCAGCAAGTGTTCATGCTTTTGATACAGAAGCAGAAATTGCATCAAGAGAAGGTGCTAATTTAAGTATTGCTGAACTTGCACTTGTGAAAAGAAAAATAAAACTAGATGAAAAAGATATAATTGTACTTGAAGAGCCAAGAAACTCACAAGAAGAAACTCAAATGATAAATCAAATATTTAATGATGTTGATAATCTTGTATCAAGTGTAAATACTAGAATAGAAGCAATGAGAATGGAAGTTCTAACAACAGGAGAACTTAATATAAATGAAAATGGAGTTAAAGCTTCTTTAAAATATGGAACTCCAACAAATCATAAAGAAACAAAAACTTGGTCTAGTGGAACACCAGATATATTAGGAGATATTTATAATATGACTGATAAAATAGTTGTTGATACTGGATTTACTCCAACAAGGTCATTAACCTCTAAAACTATTTTAAACACGATATTAAGAGATGAAAAACTAAGAAAAGCTATATTTGGTGTAAATAGTGATAAATTGCTTACTTTAAAAGAATTAAATGTATTTTTAGCTTCTCAATCTCTTCCTCCTATTTTTACTTATGATGAAAGATATAGAGTTCAAGGTAAGGATGGTAAATACACAACAAAGAGATTTTTAGATGAAAATAAGTTTATTCTTATGCCTGACGGCAAGATGGGAGATACTTTCTTTGGATTAACAGCAGAGGAATTAGAACTTAGAAAAAATCCATCAATAGACATTAGTTCAGTTGGAAATATAATTGTAGAGCAGTATTCTACTGCTGACCCAGTTGCTAAGTGGATAAAAGCAGTTGCAACAGTCTTACCTAGTTTTCCTTATGCTGACCAAGTGTTTATGGGTACAATAAATTAGAGGTGTTAATATGGAAGTTGAAAGACTAAAAAAGCTTTTAGGATTTAGTAGAGAAGATGATTCAAAAGATACAATACTAGAGTTTATACTAGAAGATGTAGAAGAAATGGTCAAAAACTATTGTAATGTACCTACTATACCAGAACAATTAAATAGTACTATTTTAAGAATGGCTATAGATATGTATAAAAATGAGAGTCTAGGAAGCGAAGATATTGCACTAGGCTCTATTTCTTCTATATCAGAAGGTGATACATCAGTTTCCTACAGAAGTTCAGCTAGTGAATTTAAGGAATCTTTACTTAAAGATTACAAGTCACAATTAAATAGATACAGAAAACTTAGGTGGAAATAATGATGGATAAGACTAGAAAAGCAATAGAAATGCTGTATAGAGATAAATGCACTATAGTAGAGTATCAGCCAATTAAAGACCCTGTAACAAAACGAGCTAACAATAAAGAAGTAGTCGTATTAGAAAATCAACCATGTAAACTTTCATATAAAAATATAGTTTCTGCTACAGAAGGGAAAGTAGCTAAGCTAGAGCAAACTATTAAACTCTTTATATCTCCAGATATAGAAATTAAAGCAGGTTCAAAACTTATTATAAATGATAAAGAGTATGTAAGAAGTGGAGAATCAGCTATATATCCAAATCATCAAGAAATAATACTTGAGTTATTTAAGGATAAAGCATAATGGCTAGATGGGGCAGTGTTGATTTTAGAGAGTTTAAAAGAGTTTGTAAAAAGATGGAGAAGCTTACAAAGATTGATTTAGATAAGTTTTGCAAAGATGCAGCAAGAGAGTTAGCAGCAAGACTCTTAGGAAAAGTAATTAGAAGGACACCAGTTGATACAGGATTCTTAAGACAAGGATGGAATGGAGTGGCTTATGCTAGGTCGCTTCCTGTGTATAAACAAGGAAATAATTATATTATAGAGGTTGTTAATCCGACTGAATATGCAAGTTATGTAAATTTCGGGCATAGAACTAAAGATGGAAAAGGTTGGGTTAAAGGACAACATTTCTTAACAATTTCAGAGATGGAACTACAAAGCCAAGTTGATAAGATTATAGAGAAAAAGTTATTAATATTACTTAAAGGAGTATTTGATGCTTAATAATATTATAGATGGAATATCAGTAAAGTTAGATAAATCATTTGGAGAAAAATATACAATTTATAGTGAGGATGTAGAGCAAGGTATTAATGAACCTTGTTTTTTTATTGTTCCTTTAAATCCAAGCAAGACACCATATCCAAGCGGGAGAGAATTAAAGAAAAATTCTTTTGATGTACATTATTTCCCTCGTTCAGAAGCTAAGAATTTTGAAATAAATGAGATAGCTGAGATGCTACTGGAGGAATTAGAGTATATAGAAATTGATGGAGATTTAGTCAGAGGTACAAATATGAATTTTGAAATTATAGACAATGTTCTTCACTTCTTTGTTGATTATAACTATTTTACTATAAAAAATAATGATACCAATAAGATGGATACAGTAGAGTTATTCGGTGGTTTGAAGAGAGGTGATAATTTTGAATAAAACATTAAGCAAAGAAGATGACTACAAGTTTACTAAGGAGCAAATAGTTAATTCTAAGAAGTATGTAAATAGAAAAGACTTATTAAATGCAATTTTAAAAGAAAATGAGTTATATTCCTTCTCAGAGGTAGAGGAAATAATAAATAAATTTATGAAAGGAGTGAGCTAGATGGCGTTAGGTGGAGGAACATTTGTAACACAGAATAAAATATTACCAGGTAGCTATATAAATTTTATCTCAGCTAAGAGGGCAACCAGTTCATTATCGGTTAGAGGTATTGTTGCAATGCCTTTAGAGTTAGATTGGGGCATAGATGAAGACGTATTTCAAGTAACCAGTGATGATTTTGAGAAGTATTCAGTGAAGTATTTTGGATATGATTATACTCATGAGAAGCTGAAAGGCTTGAGAGATTTATTCAAAAATATAAGGTTGGGATATTTTTATAAATTAAATAAAGGCGTTAAAGCCAGTTGTACTATAGCCACAGCAAAATATAGTGGTATCAGAGGAAATGACTTAAAAGTAACAGTTACAACAAATATAGATGATAACACTAAATTTGATGTTGTAACACTTTTAGATAATAAGAAGGTAGATACTCAAATAGCAAAAGTTATTACAGATTTAGAAGATAATGACTATATCACTTGGAGGAAGGATGCAACACTAGAAGCAAGCGCAGGACTTGTATTTACTGGTGGAACTAATGGCGAAGCTGTGACAGGAGCAGAGTACCAAGCTTTCTTGGATAAAATAGAAAGTTACTCATTTAATGCTTTAGGATGTTTGGCTACAACAACAGAGATTAAAAGTTTGTTTGTAGAATTTACAAAGAGAATGCGTGATAGAGTTGGAGCAAAGTTTCAAACAGTATTATATAAAAAGAATGATGCAGATTATGAAGGTGTAGTATCTGTTGAAAATAAGATTAAAGATACTGGATTATTAGAATCTAGCTTAATTTACTGGACTACTGGAGCTATAGCAGGATGCGATATAAATAAATCTAATACTAACAAGCGATATGATGGTGAATTTGATGTAGATGTTAATTACACTCAAATACATTTAGAAGAAGCTTTAAAAACTGGTAAGTTTATATTTCATAAGGTTGGAGATGAAGTTCATGTATTAGAGGATATAAATACTTTTGTTAGTTTTACAGATGAAAAGAATGACGACTTTTCAAGTAATCAAAGTGTTAGAGTGCTTGACCAGATTGCTAATGATATAGCGACTTTATTTAATACAAAGTACTTGGGTGAAGTACCAAATGATAAATCTGGTCGTATCTCGTTTTGGAATGATGTAGTTAAGCATCATGAACAACTGCAAAATATGAGAGCAATAGAAGATTTCAAAGCTGATGATGTTTCTGTAGAATCTGGAAGCGACAAGAAGACTGTTGTAGTAAGTGATGCTGTAAAAGTCATTAGTGCTATGAGTAAGCTTTATATGACTGTTTCAGTTAGTTAAGAAAGGAGTGCGATAAATAGATGTCTAAAAATATTACTATGAATGTTAGAGATGCAATAAGCGGTTCTAAAGCTGAATGTTTTGTAACAATAAAAGGTAAAAGATATAATTTTATGCAAGCTATTAATTTAGAAGCTAAAATGGAAAAGAATAAAAGTGAGATGCCGATTTTAGGTAGCATTACAAAAGGAAACAAAAGTACAGGAAGTAAATTTTCAGGGAGTGCAACATTTTATTATAATACTTCTATTTTTAGAGAGTTGTTATATGAATATAAAGAAACAGGTGAAGATATTTACTTTGATATGCAAATTACCAATGAAGACCCTACATCAAGTGTCGGAAGACAAACTATAATACTTGAAGATTGCAACCTAGATAGTGGAATAATTGCTAAATTTGATGCTGATGGCGAGTATTTGGATGAGGATGTAGATTTTACTTTTGAGAATTGGAGAATAGTCGAGAAGTTCAATATAGCAAATGGTATGGAGTAAAATACACATTTATGATTTATGTATGTGTATTTTTTATTTATAAGAATAGGAGATGATTAAAATTAAGGATAAATATGAGATAAAAGATTCAATTTCTTTTGATTATAGCAATAAAAGACCTTTGGAAGAACGTGTCAGCGAGATGTATAAAAAGGCAGGAAAATATCTTATAGATATTTCAGATAAGTTAGCAACAGATACAATTGATGGTTCGTCATTAAAGCCAATAATCATAAAATTTGAAATAAATGAAGCTGGTGTTGCAACAATAGAAAAACAAACAAAATATTTGGTGATGGAGGTAGAATAAGAATATGGGAGATTTAAACGCTTTTTTAAGTCAAAATGCAATAAAAGTAGAGAATAGAAAGTATGTGGCAAGTGAAAGGTTTATAGGTGAAGATGGAAAAGCAATCGAATGGGAACTTAAAGCAATAGATTCAGATAGGGACAGACAATTAAGAAAAGATTCAACTATAAGAGTACCTATATTAAATAAAAAAGGGAAAGCTACAGGACAATACACTAGTGAAACAGATTTTAATACTTACACTTTGAAATTATGTGTGGAAACTATAGTATTTCCGGATTTACATGATGCAGAATTACAAAATAGTTATGGTGTAATGGGGGCAGAGGAGTTATTAACAACAATGTTGACTCCTGGCGAATATACAGACCTTTCAAGTGAGGTAGGAGAGGTGAATGGTTTTGATAGGACTTTTGAGGATAAAGTAGAAGAAGCAAAAAACTAATTGAAGGAGGCGATTATGATGCTAGTGTAGCTCATTATTGCCTTCATAAATTCAAATGGAAACCACATGAATATACAGATTTACCAGACTTCGAGAGGGCATTTGTTGCTGCTTCTATAGATATTAAAGTAGAAGAAGAAATAAAAGAAGAAAAAAAGATTGCTAAAGAAGCTAGAAGAAGTAGAAGAAGATAAAATATAGGTAAAATATGTAAGAATTATATGTTATAATAATTGTAGCAAGAAGATGTAATCTACAATTTATAGAGTGGAGTTCATACTGGGATAAAACCTACTTCCTAATGAAAGGAGGTGGGAAGTATGGACAATTTTTTACTTAGTATATTAGCTAGCTTGATAGCTAGTTTAATTGGATATATCGTTTGTAGATGTATCAAAAACGTAAAAAGCCACTCTACTCGTGGCAAGAGTAAAAGTGGCTGGGAACTTGGTTTTAAAATAAAGTTCCGCAAATTTAAATAATTTATATTTTTTAAAATTATGAACTTCACTCTACCGCTAAATAGATTGTAGTTCTTCTTGCCTTTATTATACCACAAATTAGAAAAAATATGCAAAGTACTTGTTTTAATAGTAAGTACTTTTTTTATGTGAAAAAGAAGGTGATTGAATGAATAAAGATATAGAACTTACAGAAAAAGATTTATATTGTATTGCTAGACATATTCAAGTGTATGTGTTTAAAAAAGATGATGAGGTCATAAAAAAGGAAGATAATCCATGTTGCAGATGCAAGCATAAATTTAAGTGTTATGAGAATAGTGTATGTATCTATCATTGTTCAGTATTTCAGAAGTTATCTAAAATTACAGGTCTTAAAATGGGTTTTGGAGTCAAACTATAATGTAAAAATTTTGAATATATAGTATAATATTCTTATAAAATATAATTTAGGGGGATATTATGAGAGAAGGAAAGAGAAGAAGAGGATGTCTATTTTGGTTTATCATTATTATTATATTTTCTGGGGTTGTTGGAGCAATAGCAGGGAACAGTACTAATAATGGAAGCACTGAAAAACAAAAAGAAGATTTAACTAAATATATTGGTGAAGAAGGTAATATAGGAGATTTAAAATTAACTGTTAATAGTATTTCAAAAGCTAGTGAAATACCAGTAGCTTCTGGTTATTTGGCGTACACTCCAGATAGTGGCAAATATGGTATTATAAATTTAACAATAAAAAATCAAACTAAGGAAAGCCAATCTTTTATGCTAAATTCATTCACATTAATAGGACCAGATAATTCAAAATATGTTCCATCTTTATTGATTGATGTAGGAAATAAATATATAACTATGGATACTGTAAATCCTAATTTAGATGTAACAGGTAATATTGCATTTGAAATTCCTAAGGATTTACTAGTTTCTGATTGTAAACTAAAATATAGTGGTTCAGAGCAAGAATTTATATTAAAAGAAAAATAATATATAGATTTAAAATCAAAAATACTAAAAACACTTACTAATGTAGGTGTTTTTTTAATGAAAGGATGTGATGATAATGTAAAAATTTTACTAATATAGTATAATATTCTTATAAAATTATTATACTGGGGGGGGAAATGTTATGTTTTGTTCAAATTGTGGTGCAGAAATCACAGGCATAGGCAAGTTTTGTTCAAGTTGTGGGGTTGCTGTAGAAACTGAAATTATTGAAGATAATAATATTAAATCAAATGACTTAATCGTTGATGCTAATGGAATAGAAATAAATATGACTGAAATTTATAGAAAATATAGAAAAGAAAAAGTAAACGCAATAAAAAATGTAATGGAAATAAGTGGTTTGAATATAAAGGAAGCAAAAAAAATAGTGGATTTTTCTTTTGAAGAATTAAAAATTAATTTTATTGATGATACTATGAGTAATTCAGAAAAGGAAAAAATAATACAAAATCAAAATAGAAAAAATAATATTGAAAAAGCTCAACAAGAATCAGTTGCTTGTTGCCCTAAGTGTGGTTCAACATCCTTGACAGCTCAAAAAAAAGGTTTTGGTATAGGGAAAGCAATGGTAGGAGCTAGTCTAACTGGTGGTATAGGTTTAGTAGCTGGAAATTTAGGAGCAAAGAAAGTTAGAGTTACATGCTTGAATTGTGGGAAGCAGTTTTGGGCAGGCAAAAAATAGATGTATTAATTATAAAAACACTTACTAATTTAGTAAGTGTTTTTATTATCTAAATTAACAGAAAGGAGAGTGAAAAAATGGCTACAATACAGACATCAATTCGCATATTTGATGGAATGACACCTGCATTTCGGCATATGACAACTGCTATGAATATAGTACTGAGTTCATTTGAGCAATTACAAAGAACTTCTAGTAATGCAGTAAATGCTAATAGCATAATAAGAGCTAGAGAAGAACTAGCAAGAGCAGAAGCTGGATTTGATAGATTAGAACGACAAATAAGAGAATCAGATAATCAACAGCGAAAACTTAATGAGGATATAAATAAGGGTGCAAGTTCTACAGATAGATTAGTTGGAAGTGCAAAGAAGCTAGCAGCAACTTATTTAGGTATAAGAACATTAGGAGGTCTAGGAAATTTAAGCGACCAGATGACAAGTACTAATGCGAGACTTGGCATGATAAATGATGGGCAACAATCAGATGCTGGACTTAATAAAATGATATTTCAATCAGCTGAAAGGTCAAGAGCATCTTACTTAGATACTGCACAAATAGTGAGTCGTATAGGCATGAACGCAGGAAAGGCGTTTAGCAGTACAAAAGAAATTGTAGGTTTTGCAGAGCAATTAAACAAAAAATTTGTAATAGCAGGCGCAAGTACTGAGGAAATGAACTCGGCATTGTTACAGCTAACCCAAGGGTTGAGTTCTGGCGTATTAAGAGGTGAGGAACTGAATGCTGTGTTTGAGTCAGCACCTAACATCATCCAATCGATTGCAGATTATTTGGACGTGGACATAGGAAAAATAAGAGGAATGGCATCAGAGGGAATGTTAACAGCAGATATTGTAAAAAACTCATTACTTGCAGCAGCAGAGCAGACCAATGCAGAGTTTGAAAAAATGCCTTACACATTTTCTCAAATTTGGACTTCAATTAAAAATAATGCAATCATGATATTTGGTGTTATACAGAAAAAAATTGAACAGTCTATGTCTAGTAAGGGATTTCGAACCTTTATAGATAATTTTATAAACTCTTTGTATGTACTTGGAAATGTTGCTTATAACATTTTTAATGAAATTATAAGTATATTAGGGAGCCCGTTTTTTCAAGCATTTGTAAATGCGATTATTGTAGGTGTTAGTTTAATAGTGCAGGCACTAGGTTGGATAATAACACAGGCATTAAATATTGCTAATGTGTTTGCTCAGAACTGGAGTATTATTGCACCAATAGTACTTGGAGTTGCGGCTGCTATGTTAGTGTATAACAATGCGTTATTACTTAGTATTGCGAATAAAGTTAAAGATATTGCACTATCTGCCAAATCTTTAGTCATGAGCTTTGCACATATAGTAGCAGAGTCTTATAGAGCAGCAGCTTTAGTAGCAACTACAATAGCACAAGACGGATTAAATGCAGCAATGGCAGCTTGTCCTATTACTTGGATTTTATATGGAATTATAGCTATAGTTGTTGCATTTTTTGTAGCTATAGCAATATTTAATCACTTCGCAGGCACTAGTGTATCTGCTATAGGTGTAGTTGCAGGTGCAATATCAGTTGCAGCCTCTTTCATAGGAAACTTATTTATTGCAACAGGAAATTTAATTATAGATATTGTAGCTTTAATATACAATACTTTAGCAGGCTTTGCAGAGTTCTTTGCTAATTTTTTAGACGACCCAATTGGCTCTGTTATAAGAGCAGTATCCGGAATGGCTAATGCTGTATTAGGCATTATAAGAAGTATCGCAAGTGCATTTGATACCGTGTTTGGTTCAAACTTGGCAGATGCAGTAAGTGGATGGCAAGATAAATTGCAAGGTTGGACTGATAAAGTAGCAGGAGAAGCTAAAATAAAAGTTGAAAGAATGGACCCTAATAAACTGCATTTTGACAGATTTAATTATGGAAAAGCATGGGACGCAGGATATAAATGGGGAGATAAGTTAGAAACTAATATAAAAGATAAATTTGATATTAGCAAAATGGCAGAAGATGCAAAGAAAAAATTAGGATTGGATGATTTATGGGATAAAAAATATGGATTAGGAGATGGATTTGGTTCAGCAGGATTAAACTCTCCTCTCAATGATGCAGCAAAAGGAGCAAAAGACACAGCAGGCAATACTGCAAAAATGGCAAAGACTATGGATAAAAGTCAAGAGGACTTAAAATATCTTAGAGACATTGCAGAGCAAGAAACAATAAACCGATTCACAGGGGTAAATATAAAAATTGACATGAACAACACTAATAACATAAGTAAAGATGCAGATGTGGATGGGATAGTTAATGTACTAACAGAAAAACTGAATGATGCTATGGTTGTATCTGCTGAGGGAATAGTTTAGAGAGGAGGTGTAATCGTGGCTTATGATTTTTATTTAGATGGAGTACAATTACCAATACCTCCACCAAAGTTAGAGATTAAAGTTACAAATAAAAATAAGACAGTTGATTTGATAAATACTGGAGAAGTAAACATATTAAAAAAAGAAGGGCTATCTGAAATAAGTTTTGAAGCAGAGTTTACACATAATAAATTACCTTTTTATCGTGGAACTTTTAGGGATGTTCAATTCTTTTTAAGTAAGCTAGAATTACTAAAAACTGATTGTAAGCCATTTCAATTTATTGTATCGAGGGAAATGGGTGGAAAAGTACTATTTAACACTAATATGAAAGTGTCATTAGAAGAATATAACATAGTAGAAGATGCAGACAATGGTTCAGATGTTAAAGTTGCAATAAAGTTAAAGCAATATAGAGATTACTCAACTAAAAAATTAGTTCCTGCAACTCCTGAAAAGACAAACTATGGTAGGACTCCCACTCCAGTCATGAAACCAAAAGAATTTAGACCAGATTCATCCAATAAGCCAAATGGTAAAACATATACAGTAAAAGCAGGGGATAGCCTTTGGTCAATCTGCCAGAAGCAACTTGGTAATGGTTCATTATATAAGAAAGTATATGAGTTAAATAAAACAATGATGGATAAAGCTAACAAGGGTAAAAAAGTACCTAAGTATACCATCTACAAAGGGCAGGTGTTGAGGCTTGTCTGATGAATTAGTATTAGCAAATGATAGGGATGTAAGATTAGTTATTGCACATTGGGAAGACTTTTACGAACCAGTTGTTTTAGATGGTATTACATGGGAGATAGAAAGACGAGGTACACCAAGTAAATTAGAGTTTACTATAGTAATGGATGATATACTACAGTTTTGTGAAGGTAATTCAGTGAGATTATATTACAAGGGTATAGGTATCTTCTATGGATATATTTTTCAAAAGAAAAGAGACAAAGAAAATCACATTAAGATAGTTGCTTATGACCAATTGCGATACTTTAAGAATAAAGATACTTATGTGTATAGTAATAAAACAGCAAGTGAACTTGTAAAGATGTTGGCTAAAGATTTTAATTTAAAATACAATGTTATAGAAGATACAAAGTATAAAATATCTAGAGTTGAAGAAAATAAAACACTCTTTGATATGGTTTTAACTGCATTAGATGATACTTTAAGACAAAAAAAGGAAATGTATGTTTTATATGATGATTTTGGAAGGTTAACACTAAAGAATGTGGCATCAATGAAATTAGATACGGTTATGAATAATGATGTAATAGAAGATTTTGACTACAATTCATCAATAGATAGCGATACTTATACAAAAATTAAACTTGTAAGAGACAACGAGGAGTCAGGAAAAAGAGATGTGTATATTGCTCAAGACTCTACACATATAAGGAGTTGGGGAATACTTCAAATGTTTGATACAGTAGATGATAACTTGAGTGAAGCAGAAATAAAACAAAAGTGTGATATACTTTTAAAATTATACAATAAGAAAACTAAGTCATTAAGTTTAAAAAACGCAATTGGAGATATTAGAGTAAGAGCAGGTTGTTTAGTACCTGTTTTTTTAAATCTAGGAGATATTGAGTTACAAAATTATATGCTAGTTGAGAAAGTAAAGCACACATTTGAAAATAACAGTCATTTTATGGATTTAACACTTGTTGATGGCGACGAATTTGCTTCTTATTCTTCAAGTTCATATAGTAGTGGAAATAGTAATAATAAAGATGAAAAGAAAAATGGTCCTGCACAAAGTACTACAAATAAAGAAGACAGTGATATGATAAATAAATTAAATAAAGTATTTAAAGGAAAATTATCAAATACAGGAAGTATATTTGTTAAATATTCTAATGCTTACAAAGTCAATGCAGCTTTAATGGCTGCTATTTCTATACATGAAACTGGTAATGGAAGTTCTTCACTTTGCAAAAATAAAAATAATTTCTTTGGTATGAAAGGAATGTCTTTTGGCTCTGTAGATGAAGGAATAAAAAGAGGTATAAGTAATTTATCAAGAAATTATATCCATACAGGAAGGAAAACATTAGAAAGTATAAGAGATAAATATGCACCTCTTTATGACAGTCCTCTTAATAAAGATTGGGTACCAGGAGTAGGAAAGTTCTATAAACAGATAACAGGAAGTACCTATAGTTCTAATAATGCAGGTACAGGAGTTGGAAGCAACGAGGAAGCAGAAAAGAATTTAAAAGATGTAACTTATCAAATTCAAGGCAACAACCAAAGCAGTAGTACAAATAATAGCTCTAAAACAGATAAATTAATTAATCTAGCAAAAAGTAAATTAGGTTGTAAATATGTGTATGGAGCTACAGGTCCTAACACTTTTGATTGTTCTGGATTCACTCAATGGTGTTATAAACAAATAGGTATAAAAATTCCTAGGACTGTTGCAACGCAAAGTAAAGCAGGTAGTGCAGTAGATTTAAAAGATAGAAGCAAGTGGAAAGCAGGAGACTTATTATGTAGAGTTGGTGGAGGTAGTAGTAATCACGTAATGATGTATATTGGAAATGGTCAAATGATTCATTCACCACAGACTGGTGATGTAGTAAAAATACAATCAGTTGATTCATATAGAAAAGGAAAAGCATATACACATGTGAGAAGATTTATTTAAGTGAGGTGATAATATGAGCCAAGATTTATTGCAAATAATAAAAAAAGCTGCAATGGATGCAGTAGAAACAAGCAACCCAATGAGGGTTGTATTTGGAACAATAGAAAGTATTAGTCCTCTAAGAGTTAAGATAGAACAAAAACTATCTATTGGTGAAATTTTTCTAATACAAACAGATACATTTAAAAGATATACAGATAAAAAAATAGGAGATAAAGTAGTCTTAATTCGTATGCAAGGAGGACAACAATATTTAGTATTGGATAGGATGTGATGAAGTGTTACCAAGCGATAATTTAGATTATGACATTGAAGATGTATCAATAATTAATTTTGATGTAAGGCAAGAACCAAGTAAGACCTTTAAATTAAATATAGAAAAATCTAAGATAGATGGTATTTGTGATGATGTTGAAGCATTAAAACAAACCATCTTTTTAATTTTAAATACTGAAAGGTATGAGCACCTTATTTATTCTAGAAATTATGGTGTTGAATTAAATGATTTAATTGGAGAACCTATTTCATATGTAATACCCGAACTTGAAAGAAGGATAACAGAAGCACTAATTCAAGATGATAGGATTGAAAATGTAGATAATTTTGAATTTCAAAATGTAAAAGGAAAAGTACATTGTAAGTTTATAGTTCATACAAAGTATGGGAATTTAAATGCAGAGAAGGTGGTGAGTATTTAGTGTTTGAGTTAATGACTTTTGAAAATATAATTAAAAGAATGTTAGATAGTGTACCAGATACTTTTGATAAAAGGGAAGGGTCTATAATATATAATGCTCTTGCTCCTGTTGCCATAGAACTCACAGAAACATACATTGCAATGGATGAATTACTAGACCAAACATTCGTAGATACTGCTAGTTATTACTATTTAGAGAAGAGATGTAAAGAGAGAGGTATTACACCTTTACCTGCAACCAATACAATTGTAAAAGGAGTTTTTAACATAGATATTCCACTTGATTCTAGGTTTAATCTAGGAGAATATAACTATGTAGCAATTGAGAGAATATCTGAAGGTATATATAAGATGAAATGTGAGACTGCGGGACCTATTTTTGAGTTGGGGCAACTAATACCTATCGAATATATAGACAAATTAGAAACAGCAGAACTGACAGAAATACTGATAAATGGAGAAGATGAAGAATCAGAGGACAGTCTAAGGCAACGATATTATGATAGTTTAAATTCACAATCATTTGGTGGAAATATACAAAATTATAAAGATGAAGTTAACAAAATACAAGATGTTGGAGGAGTTAAGGTTTATCCTGTGTGGGACGGTGGAGGTACTGTTAAGTTAGTAATAATTAATTCTAACTTCAAAGTACCAAGCACTGACTTAGTTAATTTAGTTCAAGAAGAAATTGACCCTCTACAAAACCAAGGAGAAGGTCTTGGATTAGCACCAATTGGACACCGAGTCACAGTTGAAGGAGTTACAAGTACAACTATAAATATATCAGCAGAAATAACATATAAGAGTGGATATACATGGGAGAATATAAAAACAATTGCAGAAGAAGCAGTTGATGACTATTTAAATGAACTTAATATGAGTTGGGAAGATGAAGAAAACTTAATAGTTCGTATATCTCAAATTGAAACTAGATTACTTAGTATTGATGGAGTATTAGACATTGCAAATACAATGATAAATAGTATTGCATCTAATCTTAATGTTGATAAAGATTCTATAGTATTAAGAGGTGAAGTAGTTGGATAAAGAGATTAATCTAATAAATTACTTACCACAAATTCTGCAAGATAAAGAAGAATATATAAAAGTATTTAATGTAGAAAATAAAGAAATAAAAACACTACATGATAAATTAAAGGACCTATCAAATGACCAGTTTTTAGAGGATTTAACTCCAAGTGGTGTGAAAAGATGGGAAAAGATAATGTCTATAACTCCTAAAAGTAATGAGAGTTTAGAAGATAGAAGGTTTAGGATTTTTAGTAAATATATAAGTAAACTACCTTACTCAGAGAGATTTTTAAGGAACTGGCTAGATAATGTAGTTGGAGAAGGCAATTATGAATTAACTATTAATAATGCTACTTATAACATACACCTTGAGAGTGATGCTAGAAATCAAGATTGGTTTGAGGAAGTTCATTCTTTTGTAAGTAATATTAAGCCATGTAACATGACACTAGATTACACTAGAGTGCTTATAAGCAAAGACAATTATATGAATTTTGGTATAACAACCTTAATGGGTCAAGAAATAACTATATACCCTTGGAGTCCACCAGATATAGAAACTTATGGAGAAATTGATGTATTAACTGGCAATGGAGTTGGATACCAAGAGGTAACAATATTTTAGGAGGTGATATATTGGCTATAGATAAAAGTTATTACACTATAATTACAGATGTAGGGAAAGCAAAGATAGCAAATGCAAGTGTCACAGGTAATAAAGTGGGATTTGTAAAAATTCAACTTGGTGATGGAGGAGGGAGTGAATATACTCCAACTGAGAGTCAGACAGCTCTCAAAAATGTGGTATGGGAAGGCAATATCGGAAATACAACTACAGATGAAACTGCACCAAATTGTATAATATTAGAGAGTTTAATACCATCAAGTGTAGGCGGATTTATGATAAGAGAAATAGGATATTTAGATGATGAAAATAATTTAATTGCCATTTCTAAATACAAAGAGTGTTATAAACCTTCTATAGAACAAGGTGCAGTGGTAGACATGAAGGTTAAAACTGTGCTTATTGTATCTAATGTAAATAATATAGAACTTAAAATTGACCCAACAATAATCTTTGCAACACTCAAAGATATACAAGACTTAGAAACTAAAATAGGTACTGTTAATACTAAAATTGATACAACCAAAACAGAATTAACAAGCAACATAGAAACTGCTAAAACAGAGTTAAATGGGAAAATAGGGGATACAACACAACTTACTACAACAGATAAAACAAATATAGTTAGTGCCTTAAATGAGGTAAAAGCTAGTGTAGATAGTATAGAAACAACAGCAGAGAAAACAAGCTATAATAATGCAACAAGTAATCTTACTGCTACGAATGTGCAAGGGGCAATAGATGAAGTTGTTAGAAAAATAGAAAAATTTAATGAGGTTAATATATCTATACAAAATGATATGTTACCTATTTAAGAAAGGAGAGTGATAAAAATGACTACTGAATGGAATTTTAATTATATTGGAACAGGGAAAAAAGTTATATTAAAACCTGGGAAGTATAAATTAGAATGTTGGGGTGCTAGTGGAGGTGGTCGTTTTGATGAGTGGACTGAATGTGCTAAAGGTGGCTATTCTAAAGGAGAACTCACATTAAAAAAAGAAACTATATTATATGTTTACGCTGGTGAAAGTGGGTACAAAAAGTTTAGTAACATTAGCGACTGGGCTGGTTTTAATGGAGGGGGAAGAGGTCCTAATGAAGGTGTAGACCCTAAATTTACAACATGTGGAGGCGGAGCTACCGATATAAGACTTATTGGAGGTGTTTGGAATGATGAGCAAGGATTATTATCACGTATAATTGTAGCAGGGGGCGGAGGTTCTATTGGTATTTCTTCTTTTTCTTCAATTGGTTTAGGTGGTGGATTTGCAGGTGGCATGGGTGTTAGTGCTGGAACTACTTGTACTGGTGGCACTCAATACGAAGGTGGTGTAACTGTTAATAGTAATGGCAATGGTTCATTTGGAAAAGGTGGTATTGGTAATGTTTGTGCTGGCGGTGGTGGTTGGTATGGTGGTGCTGGAGCTTCTACTAGTGGCGTAGGTGGAGGTGGAAGCGGATATGTTTTAACTAAAGATAGTTATAAACCAAAAGGATATATACCTACATCTGAATATTGGTTAGAAAATGTTAATAGTATCGCAGGTGATAATACTAGTAATGCTCATGGTTATGCTAAAATAACATTACTACAAGCATTACCATTTTTGAACATATCCTCATATAACTCAAGCACAGCAACATTTAAAGCTGACCACACAGACCCTACATTGTTAACTAAAATAGAATATTTTATAGATGATGTATTAAAAGAAACTATAACAACCGATTTAACTCTTGAAAAGACAATTAACTATACATTAGAAGATAATGCACTGCATACTCTTAAAATAGTTGTTACAGACAGTGCCAATGCTACAGTAGAAAAAGTTGTAAGCGTAAGCAGAGGAATTGCACCCCTTCCAAGTGGTTCTACAACAGATGAAGTTACAAATAAATGGATAGAAATTAAAGATACATTCAAAAGTGGCAAAACAAGTATTATAAATACTTTAGCATTAAAGAACATAGAAGCAAGTTTAAATAATACGCTAGTAGAGTTATCAGAGAAAATTAAAACTTCTTTTGATAGTTCAGATGCTAGTGTTGAGGAGTTGCAAAATAGGATAACAGAATTAACTAATCAATTAAGTCAACGAATTAAATATGCGACTGGCACTTATACTCCACCAGATGGTTCTCAAAATTCTTTAATTGTTCCTACTAAATTAAACTTTGTACCAAAAACTATTATAATTAGTTATATTTCTTTTAGAGATACTTCTCAACCTTTTAAGTATCTTCACGCTTATCCTTGTATGAGTGGTAGAGATCGAAATCTTAAATATGATAATGGTTCATATACTCGTATTGTTGGGACTGCTAATGTTAGAGATATTACTGCCGATAGTTTTAATATTGAAATAGGTATCAGTGATTTAAGTGCTGGAATTAAATTTCCTATTAGTTTTTATACTAGCACTTTTAGATGGTATGCGTTAGACATAGAGCTTTTAAATAATTAATAATATGAGGTGATAGAATGGATAGAGGAAATAGAGTAATTTATAATCAAGATGGAAAAATAATATTCCAAACAGGTGAAACAACAGGTGACGTATTAGAACATGATACAATAACAGAATTACATTACTTAGATGTTGAATATGGAAGTATAGACTATAGTAAACAGTATATAGAGTCTATAAATCCAGTTACAAAAGAACTAAACATAAAAAATATAGAGATTGTTTTGACAGATGAACAAAAGAGATTACAAGCATTAGAAAAAGAATTAAATCTGTTAAAAGAAGAAAATAAAAATAGAGATTCTGAGATAGTAAATACAGCCTTTGAAGTAGAAAATATAAAATTAAACAATAATTTATAGGAGGAAATGATATGTATAACTTATTAAAATTAATGATAGAACAAAAGAACTATAGCACTAAGGAGGATTTACAACATAAGATGGATGTATTCTATGCAGTGAATAGGATTACAGAAGAACAATATTTAGAGTTAACAGGTTTATTAAATAAAGAAGAAACACCAGTAGAACCAACAGTGTAGTAGGTTCTTTTTTTATAGACTTAGATAATTTCTAAGTCTTATTTTAATGCAAAATAAGGAGGAAATATGAACGTAACAATAGTTTTTTTAGCAACAAATATATTTATAAAATTAGTAATATTAGCAATAGCATTTGATACACTGCTAGGATGCTTAAGAGCGATAAAAACACATCAGTTTAATTCGAGCTTTGGAATAAATGGAGGAATAAGAAAAGTTGCAATGATAGCATGTGTATTTTTTCTAGCAGTAGTTGACATTCTAACACAGTTTAACTTTTTATTTATGTTACCACAAGATTGGGTTGATTTTTTGCGATTAAATCATCTTGGAATATCTGAATTTTTCTCTATTTTATTTATTCTATATGAAAGTGTAAGTATATTAAAAAACATGTATTTGTGTGGATTACCAGTGCCTAAACGATTAAAAGAAAAAATCGGTAGTTTATTAGATACTATGACAGATGAATTAAATGTTAAAGGAGGTGGTAAATAATGAAAATATGTATAACAGTAGGACACAGCATTTTAAAAAGCGGGGCATGTACTTCTGCTAATGGAGAAGTTAACGAATATCAATACAATAAATCTCTTGCACCAGTATTAGCAGATACTTTTAGAAAAGAAGGTCATAAGGCAGATGTAATAATATGCCCCGAAAAGCAGTTTAAAACTAAGAGTGAGGAAAAATCTTACAAAATACCTAAAGTTAATAGTAGAGGATATGACTTACTTATAGAGTTGCATTTAAATTCAAGTGGTGTAGGAGCCTTTGGAACAGAAGTATTTTACTATAGTGAAAAAGGGAAGGAATATGCGCAAAGGGTAGTAGATAAATTATCTAAACCTTTCATAAGAAAAAAAAGAGATAAAGAAGTAGGTAATAGAGGTGTTAAATTAGATAAAAGTTTATATATTTTAAATAGTTCTAAACCTACTGCAATACTAATTGAAAGTTTCTTTTGCGATAACAAAGAAGATTATGAGAAAGCTAAGAAATTTGGATATGAAGGTATTGCTAAGTTAATTGTAGAAGGTATATTAAATAAAAATATCAATAACAAAGAAGATAGCGAGGGAAAAATCATGTATAAACATACAATAGTTTACGATGGAGAAGTTGACAAAATCTCTGCAACTGTAGTTGGTTGGGGTTATAATGATGGGAAAATACTGATATGTGATATAAAAGATTATGTACCAGGTCAGACGCAAAATCTTTATGTTGTTGGTGGTGCAGCATGTGAGAAGATAGGTTCTATAACTAAAGAAAGATACACTATGATAAAAGGTAATGATAGATTTGATACTCTTTATAAAGCATTAGATTTTATTGATAGATAGATTAGAAGGTAGCAACTAGAGTTAGTTGTTACCTTCTTTTTTTATAATTTCTTTTTTAAGCTTTTAGGCATTTTTGGTTGGTTAATGTACCATACTGATGTTGTGTTTGCAGATATAAAGGCTATAGCTATAGCTACACCTCCAAAAAATTTCATAAATTTATAAAAAATTTTATTCATATTATAACTCCTTATTTTTTATATTTATAAAGATTTGTATAATTAATAGTGAACTTACCCAAAATAAAGCTGAAGAAATATATATAATACAGTTATAAATGGGAGAATAGATACAACCTATAAAAATTATTATTAATAGGATTGCAGATATAACTCTAGAAAAAAATTTGTTTTTTTTATATCTATTTTTATCCAATGGGTTATTAATGTGGCAAACTGGAGCAAGTAAATAGATACATAAAAAACTTAAAATAGATATTAACATGACAAATATAGGTAAAGCATTAAGTTTGTTTAATTTAATTCCCCAAAACATAGATAAAGAAAAAATGCTAATAAAAGTAATAATACATAACCTGTTACTTCTTGCATGAAATCCTCCAGAAAACTGTCTTATTGAACAAAAAGATATTAAAAATATTATAGTATAAAAAACTT